ATGGTTCTGAACTTGATATTGACGATGTACAACCTGTCGATGTTGAGTCTGACCCTGAAGTGGAAGTTGTGGGTGAACCTACATCTGAATTAAGTGGTGAAGAAAGTGGTACTGAAGAATTAGATATTACTGATTTAGTGACGACTCAAAAAGATATGTCCACCAAACAAGAGGAGTATATGGATAGTATGATGGATAGGTTAAATGACCTTACTTCTAAATTATCTGATATGGATAAAATATTAGTTAAAATTAATAGTTTAGAAGATAAAGTTGAAAAATATCGTCAAAAATCACCTGAAGAAAAGTTACAATTAAGAAGTTTAGATAGTTACCCATATAATCAAAAGTTAACAGATTTCTTTATGGACAAAGGTCCTGATATGGAAAAGACAGGTAAAAATGAATATGTACTAACGTCTGATGAAGTTGAGAACTATACTGATAGAGACATTAAAGACTCATTTGACGCACCGTTAGAAAACGAATATTAATACCCCTTATATAATTTTTATAAAAAAACTAAAAGACCATTTCGATGGTCTTTTTTTATTTGACTTAATGACTTTCTTTGTTATATTATAATTGAGTAAACGATAAATAATTAATAACAGAGAAAAAAGAAAAATTATGGCAAATGCATTAGACGCAGTATTAGCTCAGTATGAGAAGAATACTACAAAATCAAACAATGGAAAACAATCTATCTCTCAAGAAGATAGACTAAAACGTTATTTCACGACTTATTTACCAAAAGGTACAAGTTCGGGACAAAAAAGAGTACGTATCCTACCAACACCTGACGGGTCATCACCTTTTAAAGAAGTGTGGTACCATGAAGTACAGATTGACGGTAAATGGACAAAACTATATGACCCAGGAAAGAATGACGGAGAACGTTCACCTCTTACAGAGGTTTACGAAGAACTAATCTCAACAGGTAAGGAATCTGACAAGGATTTAGCTAGACAATATCGTCCACGTAAATTCTATATCGTAAAACTTATTGATAGAGATAATGAAGACCACGGACCTAAATTTTGGAGATTTAAAGATAACTACAAACAAGAAGGTATCTTAGATAAAATCATTCCAATATGGAAAGCTAAGGGAGACGTAACCGACGCGAATGAAGGACGTGATTTAATGGTTGAATTATCAAAGGCTAAAACACCTAAAGGTATTGAGTACACTGTTGTACAGACAGTTATGTATGACGACCCATGTCCGATACACTCAGAAAAGTCTCAAATGGATGAGTGGATGACTAATGAGTTAACATGGCAAGATGTTTACGCACAGAAACCTGTGGAATATTTAGAGGCGATTGCAAGAGGTGAGACACCTGTTTGGAGTTCTGATTTAAAGAAATATGTTTATGGTGACGACTCTTCTGAAGTGGTATTAGGTGGTTCAAACGAATCAACTAAAACCGAAGAGACTACTGACCCACAATCAAAAATGGGTGTGGACACAGACTTACCATTTTAATAACAACTAACATGATGGTGGTGACGACAGTGATGTCGTTACCACCTTTATCAAATTAAAAAATATGGCAATAAAGAAAAAAGATTTTAGTAGTATAAAAAAGAAATTTTCTACATCCGCAAAATACAAACCACAAAGGTTTTTTGATTTGGGTGAGGATTTCTTAGATGCTGTTGGATTACCTGGACCAGCAATAGGTCATTTAAATATGTTTTTAGGGCATTCAGATACGGGTAAAACAACTGCGTTAGTAAAAGCGGCAGTAGATGCACAGAAAAAAGGTATATTACCTGTATTCATTATTACGGAACAAAAATGGTCTTTTGAACACGCAAAACTTATGGGTTTCGAGTGTGATGAAGTAGTTGATGAGGAAACAGGTGAATTAGATTGGGACGGCTTCTTTATTTTTAATAATAATTTTAATTATATAGAACAAATAACTGACTTTATTAATGAATTATTAGACGCTCAGTCTAAAGGTGAATTAGACTATGACTTATTGTTCTTATGGGATTCAGTAGGTTCAGTACCATGTAAAATGACTTTTGACGGTAAAGGTGGTAAAATGCATAACGCATCTACATTAGCGGATAAGATAGGTATGGGTATCAACCAAAGAATTTCGGGCTCACGTAGAGCGGATTCTAAGTATGAGAATACTTTATTAATTGTTAATCAACCTTGGGTACAACTTCCTGATAACCCATTTGGGCAACCTAAGATAAAGAGTAAAGGAGGTGAAGCGATTTGGTTAAATTCTTCTTTAGTTTTCTTATTTGGTAATCAAAAAGATGCGGGTACTACCACTATATCTGCAGTTAAGAACAAAAGAAAAGTAAAGTTCGCTTCAAGAACAAAAATATCAGTAATGAAAAATCACATTAATGGATTAGGATATGCTGATGGGAAAATAATTGTAACCCCACACGGATTCTTAGCAGGTAAGGAAAGTAGTGAAGAAAAAAAATCAATTGAAAAATACAAAGGTGAACAATCTGAGTATTGGAAAGAAGTCATTGGAGTAGAAGGTGACTTTAAGTTAGAAGAAGAAAAACAGGAAGTGTAACAATTTAACGCATAAAAAGTGGTTAAAACATTATTAATTGACGGAAATAATTTATTTAAAATAGGTTTTCATGGAGTTAGAGATTTCTATCATGAGGGTAAACATATTGGAGGTATCTATCATTTTGTCAATACAATCAAAAAGTTTCTTAATGAACACAATCATGATAAAGTAATTGTGTTTTGGGATGGGGAGAATAACTCATCCCAAAGAAAACTTATTTCACCAGACTATAAGGGTAATCGTAGGCAAACTTTAAATGAGGCTAAAAAAGAATCGTTTGAGTGGCAAGTACAACAAGTTAAAGCTTATCTTGAAGAAATGTTTATCAGACAAGTTTCTGTTAAAAATACTGAAAGTGATGATTTAATTGCTTATTACTGTCAAATATCTGAAAACGAGTATAAGACTATATATTCTTCAGATAAAGACCTTACACAACTTATATCGGACAAAGTGGAGGTGTACCAACCGATGAAGAGAATAACCCTTAAAAATGGAGATTTAGTCCCTTTAAAGGATATATCTATCCCTCACCAAAACATATCAACATTTAAGATTATATCGGGAGATAAATCCGATAATATTGACGGTATCCGTTATATGGGAGAAAAAACATTTGTTAAGTTATTTCCCGAAATAGTTGATAGTGTCGTAACTATTGATGATATTTTAAAACGTGCGGAGGAGCTACATAAAAATGATAAAGACAATCGAGCATTACAAAATTTACTCTCAGGTAAAACTAAAAGAGGAATTTATGGTGAAGAATTTTTTATAATAAATAAAAAACTCGTAGATTTGTCTCAACCATTATTAACTGAAGACTCAAAAGAAATAATTAAACAGTACCATACAGAAAATTTAGACCCTGATGGTAGAGGTTATAAAAACTTAATGAGAATGATGATGAAAGATGGAATTTTTAAGTATCTACCAAAACATGACAACGCGTGGGTTGAATTTTTAACCCCTTTTATGAAATTAACAAGAAAAGAAAAAAGAAGATTTAAAACTAAAAAACGTTTAATATGAAAGAAAAAACAGAAACAACCAAATTAGAGTTCTTAATGACTCTAAATGATAACTTTGTTGTACAGAGGTACTTTAATGTTAGAGGGTATAATCCTAAGGCTAGAGGGAGTGTTGAGCTTTATGAGGTAATCAGAAATGCGTCTGAAGTAATTCAGGAAGATTTGAAAATCAAATCGTGTAACTACCTTTCAGAAAATATTGGTCAAATAATGGTCAATCCTGAATTGTTAGAAACATCAAATACTGATGGTGACGAGCATTTTAACATTTACCTTAAGATAGGAGATGAGACAATTTGTCATAGAATTATAGACGCTAAATTATACCCACCTAAGACTAGATACACTGTGGACGTACGCCCACACCTAAAAAACTTACTTCGCGAGTTAACTGACACTTTCTCAAGTGAAAATTTAACTTACAAGTACCTAGAGCATTCACTAATTTACCCATATTTATAATTTACAAACACAGATTAAAACTCAAGAAATATGTCAAAAGAAAAGAATTTTGGTTACCTCGGTAATACATTTCAATTACAAATACTTAACAATATTATCCTTTATAAGGATTTCGCAAGTTCTATTGTAGATGTGTTGGAACCTAAGTACTTTGACAATCAATATTTTAAGTTAATCATGCAGATGACCAAGGAGTATTATCACAAATATGAACACGCTCCTTCATTCTCAACACTTGAACAAATCACTAAGTCTGAGGTAACATCACCTATGGCCCAAAAAATGGTCTTAGATATGATAACTCAGGTGGTTGATGCCCCTGATGATGGGTATCAATATGTTCAAGAAAAGGCGTTAAAGTTCTGTAAACAACAAGAATTACAGAAGGTAATGGCTAAAGCACAAAAGATTATCGATAAAGGTGATTTTGAATCTTATGACCATTTAGAAGAAATGGTAAGAGAAGCTTTACAAGTTGGAGAAGTTGATACGGGAACTGCGGACGTTTTTTTTAATTTAGATGAGGTTTTGGATGATGATTTTAGACATCCAATTCCTATCGGTATAACAGGTATTGATAACCTACTAAAAGGTGGGTTGGCTAAGGGCGAAATTGGAGTCATTTTAGCTCCGACAGGTGTGGGTAAAACTACAGTACTCAGTAAAATTGCTAATAACGCATTTAACTTAGGTTATAATGTTTTACAGATATTTTTTGAAGACAACCCTAAGATTATACAAAGAAAACATTTCACTATGTGGACAAAAATTGCACCAGATAATTTGTCATTACAGAGAGAAGAGGTTTTAGAAAGGGTTAGACAAATTAAAGAAAATGCACCTAACAGACTTATACTAAAAAAGTTACCTTCAGATACGTTAACGATGAATCAGATAAAGAATCAAATGCGTAAAATGATTGCTGAAGGGATTAAAATAGATTTAGTCGTAGTTGATTATATTGATTGTATCGTTCCAGATAAGAATTTAGGGGACGAATGGAAAAGTGAAGGTTCGGTTATGAGAGGATTTGAATCAATGTGTCATGAATTAGATATTGCGGGTTGGACGGCAACTCAAGGGAATCGTTCTTCAATATCTTCTGAAGTAGTTACTACGGACCAAATGGGTGGTTCAATTAAGAAAGCTCAAGTAGGTCACGT